CGCATATGCAGCACTGGATGAAGCTGAAGTCGATGATTACCTGGAGTCTATTCTTAATGACCCGGCTGGCGCTAGTCAGCCCCAAGCTCCTGATTGTAATTGCGGCGAATGAACCCTTATCAAAAACTACAAAATCGTAAACGTACCTGGACACCAGTCCAGACCACAGCAGGTGAACTTTGTGCAGGCTCTGAAGAAACCATCTACCGTGCGCTCGCTATGCGACACATGGAACTCCCCGTTGGTAGCTTCATTCAAGATGCCCTTAGTGAAATTCCAGCTCTATCGGCAGACCTGCTTAAATCTAATGTCAAAGACGAGGAAAACCACGACTTGGCTCTCGGTTACATCGCCAATGCTTTGGGTGTTGACGAAACTGCTGAAGCCGAAGCAAAGCGCCTTAGGGATGCTTGGGAAGCGCATCCTGATCACACGGTCCTCAAGGCACTTGTTGCCGAGCGTGCAATTTTCTTCGTACTACTCCCTTTCTTCCGCTTTAATGGTGACGCTGGTCTCAGAACCGTAAGCGCCGACATCAGTCGTGACGAACAGGTTCACGTAGCTGCTAACAGCCTTGTGTGTAAGGAGCTAGGGTTGGAGATCAGCCCTTCCCTTGACAAGCTGCGTAAGGCTACTATTAACTGGGTTATGTCACCTTTGAAAGCGTCCACCAACAAATATCTGGACAAAAAATTTTGGCTGGATGCCAGTGATCGCTTGATGTATGAAGGGAAGGCTCCAGAGCTTTCTGATACAAAGCGAGCACGTATGCCTGCCTTCTTTGAACATGCAAACCCCAACCTACCTCAGTATGCTTGAGACCCATGGTCTCCAGTTTACTTCTCTCCTCCAACAACTAGAAGAGAACTTCCCACCACTTAATCCCCACCCGGATGATCCACACTCATTAATCATGTACCGCTCTGGCCAACGTTCTGTGGTCGAGTGGATTCAACACCAACTCAACGAAGAGAACAATGGCTAAGAAACAAGAGCAACGTAGAGAAGCACCTAAGCCCACACCAATGCCACAACGTAGGGAAGAACCTAGGACGACCCTTGGTCAAGGTATTAGGGCTGCAGGTGCAGATGGTATTACTAAGAAAGAACTGAACTTTATTGCGGATACAACTGGCAAGTCTAGCAGTCAAATTATCCAAAAACTAGACCAGGTTAATAAAAACCTAAAGTCTAATGATAAGACTGGCATCAACCTTGGTGCTGCTGCTAGCAATATGCTCATCCGTGAAGCAAGTAAGCAGTCACCCACTGGTTACAATACTTACCTCAGTTCGATCATGGGTCCTGCAATGGGAACTGGTCGTCTTGGAACTGAACTGCAGCGTAGGGCTACTGAGTTTGGTACTACCGGCAGCATGGGTTCACTTATTCCACGAGGTATGAGCGCCATGCCTAGTGGTAGGTTGACTGTATCTGGTGTTGGTAAGCAGTTCGAGCTTCCTAAGACAAAGATACTCAACCCGATTGACCTAGAAACAGGTGGCAACAGGCCTCCTGGTGGTAATAATACTGGTGGTAATAATACTGATGTTGAACCAACAGTTGAGGAAGTGGCTCCTACTACAATAGACACACAAGCTCCTGAAATGTTAGGTATCGGTGCTGACCTTTCCAACTGGGCCACTGGTTTCAGGCGTAAAGGTAGCAGCCGTAGAGGAGCTGGTGCACGTGCTCAAGGTCTAGGCTCACAACGAGTAAACCCAACTGGATCCTTTAGAGGCGGTATGTAATGTCAGCTAAAACAAGATACGATTATCTAAGTAAGTATCGTTCCACGTTTCTCGACACAGCTGTACAGTGCTCTCAGTTGACACTCCCTACTCTCATCCAACAGGATGACGATGTAGGACGTTCAACAAACCTTAGGTTGACTACACCATGGCAAAGCGTTGGTGCTAAGGGAGTGGTGACGCTAGCATCTAAATTGATGTTAGCTCTACTGCCTCCCCAAACCAGCTTCTTTAAGCTACAGATCGATGATTCAAAGATCGGTGTAGATCTACCAGCAGAGGCACGATCAGACCTTGATATCTCTTTCGCTAAGATGGAGAGGTCTGTCATGGAAATTATAGCAGCATCTAGTGATCGCGTTACCGTACACCAAGCTCTTAAGCATCTGGTAGTAGGCGGTAATGCTCTGATCTACATGGGTCCTAAGGGACTTAAGCTATATCCATTGAACAGGTATGTCGTAGATCGAGATGGTAACGGTGAGATCCTAGAGATCGTTACACGTGAACGCATCAGTCGTAAACTACTTGCACCTATCCTCAATACAGTTACTCCTGTCAACTCTCCTGGAGAAGATGGAGCTGATAATGAGGAAGATGTAGATGTTTACACACATGTCAAACGAGACAACAACCGTCTTGTCTGGCACCAAGAAGTATTCGATAAGATCATCCCTGGCTCTCAAGGTAAGGCACCATTGGATGCTAACCCTTGGTTGGTACTCAGGTTTAATGTGGTTGATGGAGAGTCATTCGGTCGTGGTAGAGTAGAGGAGTTCCTTGGTGATCTCCGCTCACTAGAGGCTCTCATGCAAGCACTCGTAGAGGGCTCTGCAGTCGCCGCTAAGGTGGTCTTTACTGTCTCCCCCTCTAGTACTACTAAGCCTCAGACGCTCTCGGCTGCGGGCAACGGAGCCATCATTCAGGGGCGTCCTGATGACATCTCTGTTGTACAAGTTGGTAAGACAGCAGACTTCAAGACTGCTATGGAGATGGCTAGTGTATTAGAGCGTCGCCTTAGTGAAGCATTCCTAATCCTTAACGTAAGGAATAGTGAGCGTACCACAGCTGAAGAGGTACGTATGACACAGATGGAACTAGAGCAACAACTAGGTGGACTATTCTCCCTCCTTACTGTTGAGTTCCTTGTGCCTTACCTGAACCGTAAGCTCTCTGTACTACAGAAGAACCAAGAGATCCCACGTATTCCTAAGGATCTTGTACGTCCTACCATTGTTGCTGGTATCAATGCACTTGGTAGAGGACAGGATAGGGAATCACTGACTCAGTTCTTCACTACCATTGCTCAGACACTTGGACCCGAAGCTGCTGGTACATACCTTAACCTAGATGAAGCAGTGAAGCGTCTTGCTGCTGCTCAAGGTATCGATGTACTCAACCTTGTTAAGTCCATGGCTCAAGTCCAACAGGAACAAGGTCAAGCACAGCAACAAGCACAAGAGATGGAGCTACTGAAGCAAGCTCCTAACATGGCTAAAGCTCCACTGATGGATCCAACAAAGAATCCACAACTATTGAACGGATCAAATGAACAAACAAACACCAACGAGATCCCAGAGATCGAACAAGAAAGCAACATCCCCGGAGGAAGTCCCTTCGGTTGACACAGTTGATGATCAAACCAATACTGAAGATACGCCTTACATGAAGCGTACTAAGATTGGTGAACCCACCATCGGTCGTTCCCCCGATTTTGTCAAGACAGTAGGTCTTGGAAATCTAACCGTTATCACAGCAAATGGCAAACGAAATTACACTTAATCCGTATGAGCAAGTAGAGGGTGAACTCTCTGCTGAAGAACTTGATTCTCTGGAAGTTGGTGAACGTCTAGCTGAGCAAGAGAATGAACTGCTGGCTGGTAAGTACCGATCAGCAGAGGAGCTAGAGCGTGGCTACCTTGAGCTACAGAAGCGCCTCAGTGGTAAGGAAGAACCTGAGGTAGAGGAAGCACCGCAGGAAGAGGAGGAGGCACCTACCGAGGAAGGTGGTGACCTGTATGAAACAATCATGGAGTCCTACCGTACTGGTGAATGGGACCCTGAAGTTGTTGGTAAGGTGGAGGGTATGGACCCTGTTGATGTAGCTAACATGTTCCTTACTAATCAACAGGCTCAACAGCAAAGCACTCCTCAAGCTACAGAGGCTGACATTGAACAGATCCAACAAGCAGTTGGTGGCTCTGATGAATACCAGAGCATGATTCAATGGGCTGGTCAGAACCTATCTGAACAAGAAGTAGCAATGTATGATGCAGTGATGGATCGTGGTGATCCTCTTGCTATGTTCTTTGCTGCTCAGGCTCTTAATGCACGTTACCAAGATGCTGTAGGGTATGATGGTGAGATGCTTACTGGCAGTGCACCACGTAATACTGGTGATGGCTTCCGTTCACAAGCTGAACTAGTGGCAGCTATGAGTGACCCACGTTACGATAAGGATCCAGCCTATCGTGCTGATGTAGCCGATAAACTGGAACGCTCTAACATTAATTTTTGATGAACGACACTAACATCTTCGCTAAAGAACCCACCATGTACACTGACGAATCCTACACTGTGCCTCATAACGAACGTGCTGAACTCCTCAACGGTCGCCTTGCTATGCTTGGCTTCGTGGCTGCTATTGGTGCTTATATCGTAACTGGTCAAATTATCCCTGGAGTATTCTAATGGCTTGCGGAAGCAAAGGACACAAAGGTAATGGCGGAAAGAAAAAGTAACGTCAGCCTAAAGATTGGTGTACACAAGTCACGTACTGGCGGCCTCACAGCTGCTGGTCGTGCCAAATATAACAAGGCTACTGGCTCTAACCTCAAGGCTCCACAGCCTGAAGGAGGGCCACGTAAGCGTTCCTTCTGTGCCCGTATGGGTGGCGTGAAGGGGCCAATGAAAGACGAGAAGGGTAGACCTACTCGCAAAGCACTAGCCCTCCGTAAATGGAAATGTTAAATGGCTAAGCCTGGTTTGTACGCTAACATTCACGCTAAGCGTATGCGTATTAAAGCTGGTTCTGATGAGAAGATGAGGAAGCCTGGTTCACCTGGTGCTCCTACTGCTGCTCAATTCAGGAAGTCAGCTAAAACTGCTAAAAAGAAGTAACTATCATGCCTAAAGTCGGAAACAAAGAGTATCCTTATACTCCTGCTGGTAAAGCAGCAGCTAAGAAGGCAGCAGCTAAGAAGGCAGCCGCTAAAACTGGTAAGCCTGTTAAAATGCCTTCCAAGAAGAAGGGTTATTGATCGATAGAGGCTTAGCCCCTAGCGAGTAGTGCTGGGCCTCTTTAATGAGTAGATGGAAATATAAATGTTCCTTGCTATCTTATTATGATTCCTCTTCTGACTACTCTGTCAGTGATT